CTAAGGTCTCAGGTACAATGCGTGAAGTTATTGCCTTTATGCTGAACTGGAAATATAACACAGAATTTGCTTCTAACGATATTTCATTTGAAATGTCTAGTGACTTTGCACCTATGGTAGGTGGAGAAGGTGCTATGCGGCTTATTTCTGAATGGTATCAAGTAGGAATTATTAGCCGCTCAACTTTCGTTAGTGTTGCTAAGTACAACGACTTCCTACCTGCAGACTACAGCGATGAAGACGCTGTTGAAGAAATACAAACAGATCCATTGGCAACACAAGCAAATACTAACACTGAAATGGATATAGAAGAATAACATTTTACTACTCAAAGGGGTACTAAATGGATATCAATACTAAAATATATGATAGAATCATAGACCATTTAACTGATGTTCGTCTTTATGAAGAAGGCGTCCAATTACAAAATAAACGGATTATGCAAAGGCATAGAAAACGTTTAATGGGTGTTTTAAAAGATAATATAAGAGGCGATGTCACCCCAGAAGTAAAGCGCTTTGGGAAAGAACTTTTAAGTCATCAGAAAACAAGCATGTTAGAATTTTCTACTTCTCAACTTGACTTTCATTCAGATAATCTTAATAAAGAACTAAAATCCTTTTACAAGGTAAGTAGGCCAAAGACTAAAGAGTTATTGGCTGAAATTACTGGACCTAATATTAAAGGGAAAAGAGATATAGTTGGTAATATTAAGAATATATCTGCAGGTGAATTAGTTCGTATACAAACAAAAGTTAAATCGGGGTTGGCTTCAGGGGCTAGTCAAAATGACATTATCAGAGATGTTCTGAAGACAACAAAGTTAACAGAAGCTCAGGCTAGGTCTTTAACCAGAACCTCTATTACAAGTACTCAAACTGCTGCGCTAAATAAGGTGGCAGATTCTAACTCACATGTAATAAAAGGTTTTGTTTTTACTGCTATCTTGGATAGTCGTACTAGCCCTATTTGCTCCTATCATAATGGTAAGATTTATGATGTTAACGATAGTCGTTTTCAACCACCATTGCATTGGAATTGTCGTAGTAGTCTAGTGCCTATAATTAGATCAAAAGATGAACTAATAGAGCAAAACACTAGTCGCCTTAATAAAACAAATTTAAAAAAGAAAAATCCAGAGTCTTTAACAGGGGTTATACCTAAGACAGAAAGCTTTGGTGCATGGTTAAAAAGACAACCTTTTGATATCCAGACTAAATTACTTGGTACTATGGAGAAGGCAAATTTATTTAGAGAGGGTAAACTGAAATATGAACAGTTTATAACCCCAATAGGTAAGGCGCTTTCTATACAAGCTTTAAGAAACAGGGCTGCAAATGCTACATCTGTTTTTGCCCCTAAGCAAAAGATTAGAGAAATTGATGTTAACATATCTTCGTCTCGTCCTAGCTCTTTAATAAAAAGTGTTGATAATAAGAATGCTGTTCGTCAAATGTTTATTCTTGACTCAGATGATTTTTCTAAAACAATGTCTTTAACGGATTATAAGGGTACAACCTTAGTTGGGAAAACTGCTTCTAGGCGCAGAGTCGGTAACGAATTTGATGAAAGAAATTTTAGTGCTGATCCTCTAACCGGAGAAATAAAAAATAATAATATTTATGATCCAGACTTTAATTTATATCAAGAACGTATAGATTTCATGAGAGGATCAAAATTACTTTCAAACGATGAAAAAGACTTTATTGAGTCTATAGCCGCTGGCCTAGATGATAAAATTTCTGTAAATCAACAAACAGTAGTTATAGAAAACCTAAGAGTAGTATTAGAGCGATACGCTAAAAACAAAGAACCTTGGAATGATCTTGCTGCTGTCTTAAGGGCAGAAAACAGGTTTGCCGTTCAAAACGTCTCTCGTTTATTAGATACAAGATCTCGTGAGAAATCTAAAATGTTTGTTAGTTATCTTTCAAAAGATATTCCTCAAGTTCAAATAATGGGAAAATATTACCAGTTAGATAATCTAATCGATAATCAGCTCAAGGATCAGAGGTATATTGATAATTGGAGAAGTAAAGAAGGCAAGGCTCTTGCGAAGAAAATATATTTTTCTGGGAGAGCGCCATCAAGGGTTTACTTCAGAAATTACTTTAAAAATTACCCTAATAGAGAAAAACTAATAAATAATTTTAAAGAACAAATCACATTCAAAAAGGCTTATGATAACTTTAAAAATAAATTTAACAGAGAGCCTTCCGATAATTGGATTACTAATATTGTTTCTAAGGGCCGTGAAGACATTAGGCGTATTCTTGATTTAGAATTTTTAAATCTTAAAAGAAAGCCTACATCTAAAGTAATGGATGATACTGCACTCAATGTTTTAACAAAGGCAGTTAAGCTAGTAGCCTCTGGTCAGTCTACTGACTATGATAGTCTAGCTATTAATATCGGAAAAATGTTATCTAAAGATTTTGAAAACATCATACCTTTTACTAAGCATACTTTAAAGGAACACCACGCAGAGGGTTCAAAAATCCTAGATTTGCTTGTTAAACAAAACTTAATTAGAGTTCAGTTTAGAGGTAAAACCCGCAGAGGTATACTTGATCTTGATACAGGCAGATCTTCCGGGGGGTGGGGTGATACCATTTCTAGAGAAGTTTCTGTTATAGACAAGGGGTTGCTTAGACTACAAGAAGCAGAACGAAGAGTAACAATTGCTCGTAGACTAGGTACTACCTCCGCTAGAGACCGCCTTTATGTAAAAGCTGGTAAGAAAACTTTTGTAGATGCAAGAGGTAATGAAACTGGAATACCTTTAATTTCTCGTGACAAATTTGCTGATTATGACGCAAAACAGATTGACAGAGAAATGGCCCAAATGTTAAATCATGTTATGGATGTTGAGTATGGAGTTGATAACGAGTTCTTTGGTTTCATGGATGATCTTGTTAGGTTTAGAGATCCAAGGGGAAACTCTAAGTACTATGACAGTATTAATGAATTTCGTCATGAAATTTTGAACCGTGGAGAGCAAGGCTACGGTCTAATGGCTACGGCTAAATACCATGCACAACGTGGTAAGAACTTCAGAACACAAGCATTTATAGACTCTCGTGGTCGTGTCTATCATAGAGGTTACTTAACACCTACAGGTGGTGAGCTGGCTAGACCTTTTCTTAATTCAGGAAAAGCAATTAATATGTCTGACGGTGCTTTGGATGAGTTAAAAATCCAAATAGGTTCGATGATTGGTCCCGGCACAGAGGCGCTTACACAAAACGGTCGAAGGGCTATCTTTAATCGTAATAGAGAAAAGCTTGTGGAGCTAGGTGACATTATGATGTCTAGCACACAGCGTGATAGGCGTATGCGAGAGTTCCTTGAACATCCTTTAATCAGGGGTTTAGAAGGCTCAGAAGTTCCAAAACTTGCTAGGATGGCTTTAGAATACACTAGAATAGAAAGACATCTTAATAGTGGAAAACCATTAACAAGTTTTAAAACAAAGTTAATGATTGAGAACGATGCATCATCTAGTGGTGCGCAGATCATTGGGCTTTCTACTGGAGACAGAGCCGTATCACAAGCGTCTAATGTTCTTGCTACAACTCAGAAAAACAGGCTTTATGACCTCGTTGCAATGGATACAGTAAATGATCCCGACTTTATCAAAATCCCTGCATTAAGAGATGCTGGTCTTACTTGGGAAGACCTTGCCAAGGCAGCTAAATCTCAAAACATGGTATCATTTTATGGTGCTGGTGATGCTACTAAAACAGCTAATGTTGCTAGTAAGTTATCTAAGGTATTAGATGACAAAGGATATATTACCGTTACTAAAGACAATTTAGGAGAAAATCTCCGAATTGTTGATGGTAAGATTAAAGTTGCTGAGAGATTAGGTGCTACAACCACTGTAAATGAGTTATCTTCTTTTAGACGAGAGCTTGTAGAACTTATAAATAATAACGAACCTGTTGGTAGAACATTACTTAAACAGGCTCAAGACATACACCCTGATGTTGGTGTATTTGTAGAAAAATTGACTAATGCAAGACGAGGGATTATTGGTCCTAAAGAATTTGCGGAAGTCTCTAGAATTATGTCAAAGAACCTTGCAGCACGGGCACCAGTAACCGATAAGTTTATTAATTACTGGAAAGACGTTGCAAGGGTTTACGTCAATGAAACTAAAAAGGTAGACATACCTTGGGTAACATTTGATGGTAAAATTATGACTCAAAGATACCGCCCTAAAATACAAGAACGGATTGAATTTCGTGATCCTGTTACTAACAGGCGGATCGCTAATATCTATGAATCAAGTGCAGAAGATGGAAAGCTTTTAGGTAAAGGCTCTTTGAATGATGCAAGAATTGGTCTAGGTGTTAACGGAAACCATAGCAATGACGCTGTTATTGTAAGAAGGTTCCACCTTTGGGGCCGGAAAAACAACGTTGAAACTGCTACAATTCACGATGCTTTCTTTACTAATATTGGTGAAGCAAGACGTGCAAAAGACGCTTTAAGAACCATCTATGCAGATGCTCTTGAGGGTGATACGATTAGAAATACCTTAAAAGAAATGCGCAAACAAGGTCTTTCTTTTAAATCGTATAAGGAGCTTTTAAAGAAAGCTAAAGAACAGGGGTTGATTGACCCCCCTAATAAGATCACAAGAAAAGACATACTTGCTCCAATCCGTGAAGGCGAGGACTGGTATGGAATTGGTCCATAGTTATTTGTAATAGCCTATGCGCCCTAATTAATAGAGTTTGTAACTCTAAATATCTATAAAATTATAACTCAAGCTGTGCTTGGAAGGAAAAATTATGAGTAAAGAAAATGAAGTAACTGAAGAAGTAACTGAAAAAGAAGAGTCCAACGAGACTCAAGAACAAGAAACTGTTCAGGAGGAATCTGTCACTAATGACGAGGTAGATCCGATTGAACGTGAAGTCCAAGAGAGGCTTGCTAAAATGAAATCCAACATGGATCGCATGGCTAGTGAGCGTGATGAGGCTCTTAAAAAAGCAGTTGAGATTGAACAAAAACAAAAACAGGATCAAATTCAACGGCTAGAGGAAGAGGGTAAAATGCAAGAGGCTTTAGAAATGAAGCTAGCAGAAGCCCAAGCAAGGCTAAAGGTATTCGAAGAAGAAAATATCAAGCTAAACCGTGATAGTGTAGTTAATTCTGCCTTAGGCGGATTGGAATTCCGTAATGAGCGTAGTCGTCAAATGGCCTATCGTGATATTGTTGAGCAACTCGTTCAAAATGATGATGGTCTTTGGGTTCATAAAACAGGAACCAATATTCAGGACTTTATTAAGACTTACTCTAAGAATGAAGATAATTCGTTCTTATTCCGTGTTAAAGCAAATACAGGTGCAGGAACATCAAACAACTCCGGCACTCCGTCAATGGATCAAAAGAAATCTATTGGTGAAATGACAACAGAAGAAGTTCTTGCCTTGGCGGCTAAAGGTCAATTAGGCAATTACTCCTATTAATAATATCTATATAATACCATAAGGAAATAAATCATGGCTATTACAAATACAGACTTTCAAAATGTAGCTCTCGCAATCTCTGCCTATGCAGACGAAGCCTACACAACTGAAAAGAAATTGAACTCTACAGGTATCGTTGGTCAACGTGACGATATTAACGCTGATGGCGAATCCTTTGTTGGTCAGTTCCGTTGGTACAAACCACTGTCTGCAAACATTAACGTTCCTTCTTTGTCTTCTGCAACAGACGGTACTTACACTGATGTTACAACTGACATTGCTAACTACGTTAAGACTGTTCGTACCTTTGGTGCGCAGCAAGTTAACCTGCAAGAAGTTGTATCTAAGCAAGACGGTCTTTCCAAAATTGCTCGTGACTTTGCACAAGTGCGTGGCGATGACGAAGGTAATGCTTTGCTGTCCGTTCTTAAAGGTGTTGCTGCACACGAAGTTGCACTTGGCGATGCTGGTGGCGCTGGTAACGGTGGTATCACAACCTTTGAAACAGATGCAGATGCAGCCGCTACAGGTTTCTTTGTAGACATTAACGATGCTGGTGATTTCGGTGCCGCTGCAACAGGTTCTTCTGATGCACGTAAACTGTTTGACTCCTCTGCTATTGGTGCCGCTCGTGGTGAGCGTCTCTTCAAAGCAATTGGCATGGCATACAAAGACCACGAACCAGACTTCATGTATCTCGCAACTTCTCCTGAAGTTATGGCTGAAATGCGTGCTGCTAACTTGGTTGATGACACAACAGTAACTGATGGCAACCTTGAGTTCTCCACAGTCTTTGGCGGTAAATTCCGTTTGATCATGACTCGTGCAACACAAACACAAGCTGCTGCTTCTGGCGACTTGAACGCTCAGTCCACTAAGTGTTCTTTCATCTTGAAGCCAGGTTCCGTTTCTTTCGCACCTGTAAATACACCTACTCCTGTTGAAGTTGACCGCAATGCGGCTGCTTACACTGGTGGCGGTTCTACAAACATTTGGTATCGCTACGGCTTCATCATGCACCCAATGGGTTATGATTGGGCAGGTGCTACTAACGCATTTGCAACTAACGCAAACTACGCTGCATCTGCTTCGTATGTTCGTAAAATGGATGCACTGAACCTCGGCATCTTGCCTGTTTACCACTCATAATTAGACTAGGAGGGACTAATGGCTTTAGTTCTTAATACTAATAGTTATGTAGATATAACAACTGCTGACACATACTTTGAAACACGAATCGACTCTGCTAGCTGGGATACAGCTGATGACAATACTCGTGAAGATGCGTTAGTAACTGCTACACAAATTATTGACAACAATCCTTGGATTGGCTCTGCTGTTAGTCCTTCCCAAGCTCTTGCTTGGCCTCGTAAAAATGCTCTTTATTATGATAACCGTTTAGGATTACAAGTTACATTTTCAACTACAGAAATCCCTAACTTAGTAAAAATAGCTGTTTACGAACAGGCCTTGCACCTACTTAATAACGAAGATCTTGTTGCACAAACAACACAGACATACGAAAGTATTAGTATTGGTAATATTAGTTTGAGTGACTCTAATAATGATGTTACTCGTATTTCTGTTACCCCAAACTTTGTTATTAAACCTATTCGCCCTCTTTTAAGAAGGGGTGCTACAGGGGTAGGCTCTGGTTGGTGGAGGAACAATTAATGTCACTTTCTGCTAAAGTAACTAACGCCGTTAATAAAGCGTTTACTGCTGCAGGGGACTTGGTTAAAAAAGGTACACTTTCTTCAAAATCTGTTTCAGGTTATAACTTTGCTTCTAAGAGTACTATAAGTACAACTAGCAGCGTAACTGTAGATGTTATCATTCAATCAACTCAAAAACCTTCTGGTGATGGTTTTACAGTGACTGCAATGATGCGCTCCGGTGTTAACCTGTCTGTTTATGATACCTTAACTGTTGAATCAAAAGTATACAATATTGTTGATTACAGCGATAATGGCTTTACTATTGAAGCAATATTGGTAAAGGAGGCATAATAATGTATGATAATGTTTTAGACGACATTGAATCTGTTTTTGCCTCTTCTGCTTGGACATCAAATAATATAGATATTTACCCTGATAACTATCAAGGCACAATATCAACAGAAACTGAATTTTGTAGATTAAACGTTTTACCAAGTTCTAGTAGTCAATTTGCCTATGGTGGCATTAAAAGTTTAGGTGGCCTTGTTGCCATTAAAATCTTTGTTAAAGCAGGTGAGGGACAATCCCGCATTGTTGCTATATCAGATATTCTTGACATTAGTCTTGAAAACAAAAAACTAACCAACGGTACAGAGCTTGCTACATCTTATCTGAATGTGGAAGGGCTAGACCCATCTAATAAGTCGCTTTATAGCGCAAGCTACATAATACCATTTACAATATACGGAGAATAAAAATGGCTCATATTTCATCCCTAGGTGCAGGTATCTTTTCATATCTTGACATCTATAGTGGCGTAACTACCCCAGCAAGTGAAACTGCTTCGGGCTATGCCGCACTTTTCGCTTCAGCAAACTCTGCTGACATCGATCGTATGCCTTCTGTTCGGGAATTCCCTTCAATCGGTACACCTGCAAACATCGTAAACGTCCCTGTTTACGGTCAAACTACATCATCTCAGGTACAAGGTCAGGCTGACGCTCCTTCTTTGGAAGTTACTGTCAACTACGTTGCCGAAGATATGCAAGACTTCCACGCACTAATCGGTCAAGAAGTATACTTCCGCTTCATGATGTGTTCTGCAAACGTTGACCTTGCAACTTCTTTGGGCGCAACCTTGGCTACAGATAACACAGAATTTTACTTTAAAGGTAAAATCGAAGCTATCTTGGTTAACCCTGCCTTGACAGATGCTACAACAGCAACAGTTACATTGTCTGCTCAGTCCGACTTCTTTGGACCAGCAACAATTGCTGCGGCTTAATTAACATATTAATATTGAGGGGGCGAAAGCCCTCTCTTTATTCTATAGTAGAGAGGTATATGTTTATATATGGAAAAGCCATTTAGTAAAACATTTGTTATGAGGACAACTTTTCGCCATATGCGAAGAAGCGTTGATATTAGTATTCGTAAGAGTTTTGAACGTTTTCAAGACTTTGACAATGACTCTTTAATGGGTCGGGAGATCATGGAAACCCTTGATACCCTGCACAAAGTACGGAAAATGCTTGATGACTTTCAAGCCAATAATCCAGAATTATTCACAGAAAAAGATAAAATTATTTAATTTAAGGAAACAGTATTATGAAACATCTAGTTGGAAAAGAAATTACTCAAAAAGTTCCGTTTATGGGCGATGAGGTAGAAGTTCGTAAACTTACAGTAAAAGAAGTTCTTGAAGTTCAAAAAGAAATCAATAGACTTAATAAGTCAAAAGATGAAAATGCACAAATTTCTATTATTCGTGAGTTGCTAAGAAAGACTGTTAAAGACGCAGCCGATATGACTGATGAAGAATTTAACGGATTTCCTCTTTCAGAGCTTAGCGATCTTGTTGAAAAGGCCGTTGGGTTCTCAGGCATGGGCGGAGGCTCTGAGGGAAACTAACATCCGAGGATGAAACCCTCTATGAAATTGCCTATCATTTAAAAATGCCTGTCTATCAAATTTTAGACGAAATGCCTTATGATGAGTTACTAAAGTGGACAGATTATTTTAGAAAAAGACCCGCTAATTGGGATTCAGATCATAGAACGTATATGCTGTTAAGGGCTTGGGGTGCTAAAGGCAAACCAGAAGAATATTTCCCTTCTTTAAGATTAATCAAAATTGCTGAAGAAGGGGCTAAAACTGAACAAGCAGGAAAAGTAGCTCCAAGCGGAAGGTTCTTAGAAATGATGAAAAAGGCTAGGGGCGGCGACAAACTCGATATAAAACCTTGGGAAAAATAACATGGTAAACAATGTTAGACTAGACGTTGTAGACTTTAAAAAAGAAATGAAAAGAGTTGAAAAAGAAGTTCAACGAATTGCTAATGATGATATTGAAAGCCGAATAATTTTTGCCACAAAAACTTTAAGCGAGGTTACACCTGTAGACACAGGTAAGGCAAGAAAAGGCTGGAAATATAAAATAAATAGAACTATTGGTCAAGAATTTATTGGTGGTAAAATTCAGAACGATGTTGAGTATATTAGTATACTAAACAGCGGTCATAGTAAACAAGCACCTAAATACTTTATTGAACAGGTTCTGTCAAAAATAGGACTAATATCCCCTATTTAAACATTTGCCCCTTGATGGCTTCTCAATATATGAGGACTGTTGAGGGGCAATTTTATTAAAAGGAGGAATCTATGAGTGGCGTAGAAATTAGAGTACGCTCGGATAGTCGTCCAGCGCAAAGAGATTTAGCTCGACTAAATAAAAGTATAGAGAGCATTTCTCGGACAGCCAATCGTGTTGAAAAAGCAATCGCTGCTATTGGTACTGCTGTTACTTTTGCATTCAGCGCAGATGCGCTTACTAAAGCTTCTGATAAATTTATTGAGTTAGAAAACAGAGTTGCGCTTGTTACTGGACGTACACAAGAATTAACAAAATCGATGGATGCACTATATAATGTATCTATTCAAACAAGATCTGGTATTGAGACCAGCGTTGAAACATTTAATAGATTTGGCAGAGCACTTCAGGGTGTAGAAGCTGGCGAATTAATTAATATTACTAAAACAATACAACAAGCCGTTGCTATCAGTGGCGCTGGCACTGAAAGCGCAAGAGCTGCACTGTTTCAGTTAGGGCAAGGCTTAGCCTCTGGCGAACTAAGGGGTCAAGAACTTAACTCAGTTTTAGAACAGACTCCTCGTATTGCTCAAGCAATTGCTGACAGCATGGGCGTCCCTATTGGAGCGCTCAGAGAATTAGCAGCGCAAGGACAAATCAGTACAGCTGTAGTCTTTAATGCTGTAAAGTCTCAAGCAGCAGTTATTGACCAAGAATTCCAAATTACAAAAGGTACTGTTGGTCAAGCGCTAACTAATTTGTTTGATCAATTTGGAAGAGTTATTGGTCAATTCGATAAAGTAACACTAGGGATTTCCTCTGTAGCAACTTTCTTTAGAGACCTTGCAGTTGGGATTAATGAAAATGCAAACTCTATTAGTTTAGGGATTGCAAACGCATTTTCGACAGTAGAGTCTACAACGTATGGATTAGGGGTAGTATTCTCAGGGTTAGGCGCAATTTTTGGCGCAACCTTTGGCAGAATTATTGATGCTTTGCCAAGAGTAATTCTCCCAATGAGAACTCTTAGCGATGATGTAACTGCCTTAGCAACTTTTGGATTTACAAGACTTGCAACAGAAATTGCGTTTGTTGCAGGTAGCATTGAAGCCTTTGCTTCGGATGTATTTGGTCTTAACTTTGAAGGCACCATCTTTAGGCTATTCCAGGCAAAGAGCCTTGTTGAGTTTGGAAGAGAATTAGAGAATATTGCAGAAGTTGTTTCTGCTTATGGTAATAGATGGTATAATGTTTCTAACTTTATAGAAAGAGGCATTAGGCAAACTAACTTTGCACTTTTAAATACAGGTATTTACTTAGGTATTGTTGATCAAAAGTTAATAGCATTTAGATATGTATCTTTTGAAAGATTTGGTAAAGTAGTTGGAGTAGTCGGCGATTTATTTAGAGCACTAGGTAGAGCCATACTGTCATTAGATAGTGTTGCCTATGTTGTAACAGGTTTGCTCGTTGCATTTCAACAAATAAGGAGAACCTTTGAAGGCTTCTTAAATCTATTTAATACAGGGGTTGTTTCTGTAAGAAATAGAATTGAAGGTATTTTTGAAAATCTTTCCTTTGGTTTTGTAAAAGCAAATACTTCTGACATACTAGAAGCATTTGGTGGACAATTTGGACAAGCTGCGGCCTTAGTAATTAAGAACTCAGATGTAATGTCTCGTTACTGGTCAAATTTAATGGACTCTATTAACGAGAGAACCACTCTTCTAGGAAAAACACAAAGAGCAATCAGAAACTTTGCTAGAACAGTAGAACGTTGGTTCTATTGGATATACGACAAAGTTATTGGGAATTCTTGGTGGACAGACACTATGGAAGGTGTCTATCATAAGGCCGTAGAAAATTTTCAAAAGACCACAGGGGTAATTAAATCTTTCTTAGCAGACGTCTCTTCAAAATTTAGTAAAGTAAACTTTAAAGAAGTCATTCTCAATGCTAAAGTGAGTTTTACAGAGTCTAATATTGTAGAGTCTGCAACAAAAATCGCAGACAACCTTATAGGAAGATTAAAATCAGCAGCTAAATCAGTTGCAAGTGTTATTGCAGACTTGTTTAAGGGAATATCAGATGTTTTCCCTAAACTCGCAGAGGGCTTTGCTGTTGCATTTACCGGCGCTGTTTTAGCAGCATTTTCACCTGCCCTATTCGCTAAAATCGGTATTGTGTTTGGTCTTGGCCTTATCTCAGCTATTGGAGACAATATCTCTCAAGTTGTTGGTAAGGCAATTGTTGACTCAAACTTTTTCGCATCTCTTGGCGCTGGTCTAGGGGGCGGTATTGGCGCATTCTTTAATGCTATTGCACAAAATTTACCTCTTATCTTAACAAGTTTATTTCAGTTTGCTAAAGAATTTGGTAGAGCACTTATTGATGAAATGACAGGTGCTTTTGGCGCTATTCCACAAGCTTTATCCGCTGCTACCTTTGGTATATTTGATACTATCTTTGGTGCGATTATTGCTTCAACTGGATTTTCTCTCCTAACTGTTGGCTTTGAGAAAACAATGAAGAGAATATCAGGTATTCTTGGAGTGTTTATCGGCACTGGCAGATCAAGAGGTGGAGTTGTTGAAACTGCTATCTTTGGTAGAGCAGGTTTTAAAGGCTCTAGAGGACGAACTATTGCAGGTGTACTTGGAATTCTCACTGCAGTAACTTCTTTGACAGGTGGATTTACAGAAGGCGGCGGCTTTGCAGAAGCTGCTATTTCGGGAGGTTTGCTAGGCTACTATCTATTTGGACGTAAGGGGGTCAACTTTTTGGCTAGTGCAGCCAAAGAGACTATGGGCCAAATTACAGGCACAATTACAGGTAGTCTAAAAGACATTTCTAAATCAGGAAAGTCAGCTGCAAGCGGATTAAACATTGGTAATATACTTTCTGACTTTAAGTCTGGTAACTTTGAAAAAGGTTTAAAAGGGGCTACTACAGCCTTTAATGCATTTAAAACCAATATCTCTGCAGGTAAGTTTGACACTTCCTTTACATCGAGTCTTGCTAACTTAGGTGGAAAATTCTCTGAACAGTTTAAAACAGGGAAATTTACTTCTAAAATAGAAAATAGGTTCCAAGGGCTTGGAAGCCTTATGGGCGAAAAACTTGGTAAAGGATTTGGTAAATCTAAAGGCTTGGTTGTTGTTAGTGCTGCATTACTAAGTATTGTAGCTAGTGCATCACAAGCAAGTGCTGCTACTGCAAGTACTGGTGTTCAAGTTAATAATATTATTGACACTCTAATGGACAATGCTCTTGAGATTGGTTACTTTGGTCTTCTAGGGCTAACGTTCTTTGGACCAAAAGGATACGTTGCTGCATTTAGACTTATAACAGGTACTATAGGTAAATTAGGTGGTTTAATAGTTGGCGGGTTGACTAGCAATGTTGCAAAGTCTGCCGGAAGCGGAATATTAAATGCACTTATATTTGGTGGTAAGGCTGCAGGAAAAGGCGGAAAGGTAAATCTTGGACCTGTTCTTGGAGGGTTAACTTCACTAATCGGCGGTGTATTTAGAACTCTTGGTTCTTTATTATTAAGATTAGTTCCATTAATTTTCTCTGGCACAGGATTATTAATCGGTGCGGTTGGTCTTCTAGGGCTTGTATTGTTTGGCGAAGGCGATGGCATCTTTGCTAAAATTTCTAACTTTGGTAGTGCATTAAGAAGTGCTATTACTGGTACAACCAAAGAAGCTAGACGCTTTAGAAAAGAACTCGATAGTCTTCTCAAGATCGAAAAAGTCGGGGAGATGGATCTAAACCTAAAAGCACTTGTTGATACTGTCGATCTTAATAGTGTTAATGAAAAGGGTTTTAAAGAGCTTAAACGATCTCTTGAAATTGCTAATAGAACTTTTGAAGATAACCAAGACAAATTTGATGAGCTTGGGGAGCTAACTTCTCTAGAAGAAAGCAAAAACAGAGCAGCGATTCGGCGGGTTGAAGAAGCAGTTAATAGGCTAAACCTCAATGATCCCAAAGCAGGAGTTTTTGCCGAATTAACAAAGGCATTTGCGCCAGAGAATATTGGGGGCAAAGGGTTTAACTTTATAAACACCCCTATTAACGCTACAGACACTCCCGAATTAATAAAAGCATTTTCAAGAGCCTCCGCACAAGATGCAACTTCTTTAGATCAAGTAACTTATCTAAGAAATCTTGATAAGTATTTGCGTGACGCAACACAAGGTAGAGAAACCCCACCAGAGCAACAAGCTGTTATTGACTCTCTTGGTGGATTTAACTTGTTGTTTGATCTTGTTGAAAAAGGTATACCGATTACTATTGACGAAAAGCGTCTTAGTTCAATTGGTAGTATTGTTAAAGAGCTTCAAGAGGCCTCAAACGCAATATCAACAATCGAGCCATTTAGTGCTATAGTGGGCGAAGGTTCTATTGAAACTCAATTAGCTTTAATTGGGAGGTTAGGTAATGAACTTAGAAATACAACCCAATTTATCTACGAGATGTCTCAACTTGATTTTAGAAATTCAAACCTTGAGCAACAATTTAAAGACTTAAATGAGCAAGTATCATTACTAAACAGCTTAGTCCCTGAAACTGCTCAGTTTGAACCTTTATCAGAATCTCAATTCTTTAGTCTCAGCGATAATTCAAGATCTGATTTGCAAAAGCAAATTACTGGTGTATTTGACCAAATAAAGGATGAATTTCAGAAGAAGGTAGAGTCAGATTATCAAGACAGTCTTGGTGGGCAACTTGGTATAAACGCTATTGGCACTTCTGAGTTTAATGAAAGAGTTGAAAAACTTGTTAATAAGGCTCTTGAAGATGGTTTAACATTGCAGGATCTTGCATTGTATCAACTTGATCCAAATCAATTTGCTCAAGATATTGCAAATGCCTTATTTACTTCAGGTAAAATTGTCGAGTACTCTGAAAGAGAAATTGAAAAGTTTGCTACACCGCTTAAAACTCGTGTAGCAGAAGCAGTGGACGAAATAGGTGAATTTGTACCTACTATCGACTTTAGTGGTGTTATTGATACTAATCAACTTGCTCAAAATGCCGCAGAAGCAGAAAAGTTTATTAAACTGGTAGATGCTTTTTCTGACAATCAGGAAAATATCCTGATATCCCCAGAAAAGCAAGCTAAAAACACTCAAAAGCTTTTAGAAAGACTAAGGATAGACTTTACAGATTATACAAATTCCTTTGCGTTACTACAAGGCGCACTTAATATAGCAAGTGACCCTATTGACGAAAAGGACTTGTATAAGAAAGACGACAAGACTCGTCAAACTATTCAAGGTCTAACTCTAGAAATATTACTTCTTAAAACTGTGGTGTCTTCTTTAGGCAAGGACGGTATACAAGAAGGCGAGATACCAATTCTTGCAGATTACTTGGCACAAATTGCCACACTTACAAAGGCTCTTGAAGCTGAAATCAATAAGCCTCAAAAAGCAGGTAAAACTATTTTTGAGAAATTTGTTGGTAGCATTAGTAATGCTGGATTTAGTGCTGATTTAAAATCTGCGTCTAGGTTGTCACAAAAGGCGGTTGAATCATTAACCCCTTATCTTAAGAAAGTTGACAACGCTCAAAAAGCTATTACTAATTCTGCGCTAAAAGACTCTGCGGGTAGAGCTAAGAATCTTGATATTATAAAACAATCAAGGGAAGAAATTGCTAAAATCTTTCAAACCCAAGATGTTGCTACTGCGCAAGCAGGGTTAGAGGGTTTAGGCCTAGATCCTAATCTTGTCTTTGAATCTGAACAAGCTTTAAATGTTGCTAAAGAAATTGCAAATCTTAATGTAAAACTAGGTTTAACTGATAATAGTAATCTAGAAGGCAAAAAGAAGATTACTAACGAAATTGAAAAGCAAACAGAACGGTTAGAGCTATTAACTCAGAAGAACAAAGAAGCTACAGAGGGTATTAAATCTACCTTTGGAGAAGCCTTAAAAGAACTAATTAAGGGTGGATCTACAATTAAACAGTTTTTCAATAAAGTTCTTGACTCAATTACTAATCAAATTATTAATTCAGTAGTTGATGCTTTTGTTACTTCTTTTATAAGGGCTTCTGGTTTAGAAAAGACCTTTGATGATTTCTTTGCTGGACTTGGTCTTCTAGGTCAAAATACAGGAGAATCTATTGGCACTGACATTGCTTCCTCTATGGGGGACGCTCTGGACAAAGGTGCTAAGTCTAAAGGCACTAGCTGGCTTAGTAGCCTATTCGGTGGCGCAGAAGGAGGTCTCTTTAGTATGCTAGGGGGTTCTGGCAGCGGCGGCGGAATTGGGTCTTTATTAAATACAGGGCTTGGTTTCTTTGGACTACCTGCCTTCTTTAATACAGGTGGAATCGTTCCAAGCACTCCGTATTCTCAATCAGGAAAAGATAGTGTACCTGCTATGTTAACGCCTGGAGAGCTAATTATACCCGCTAATAGGGTTAACGACTTTATGAAAGGCAATAATTCAAGCCAACAAACAGTAGTTAACTTGTCTATCACAGGAGACGTATCACGGCAAACAAGACAAGAAATTGTTAAGATGTTGCCTACAATTGCTAGCGGTGTTAACGCACAAAACAAAGAAAATAACTATAGACGCTAAGCCCGTATAATAAAAACTGATAAAAATGAGGCATCGATAATGAAGAAATGGAATAAGCTCTTCAAGCTAAAAAATGGGCAGTTGTATTGGAAAGAATCTCGTGGCAGACAGGCTGCAGGAGGACTTGCAGGGACTAATCATGGAGATGGCTATCGTACAGTACGTATAGCTGGCAAAGCAGTGTATGCACACCGTATTGTCAAGGAAATGACTACTGGCAAAAAAGCTAATGGTCAAGTAGACCACAAGGACCGAAACAGGTCTAATAATAAACCAAAAAATTTACGCACAGTGTCACGATCAACTAATAATAAAAATAGAAAATCGTGGCAGCGTAAAAAATGACTACAGGGTCACTCTTCGGGGTGGCCCTTTTTTTACCAAATATGTCAATAAAAAAGTGAGAAAAACAACGCATCTATAATGATACAACTCTGTGTCGAGAAAAGAAACCAAGAGGAAAATATGAAACTTCTTAACAATCTCCGTGCTAGAAAAGACGCCAATATTTTTATGAAACAGTTTTCAAATCGAAAAACTGAAAACCGTATTCGTAAAATAATTGTAAAGTTTCTTGCTCACAAGGATGGCCCCGAATGGCGAGCTATTGCTCTGAAACAACAAAAAGAAGTAGACAACTTTAAAGAGTTATTTCAGCAAATAAAAAATCAATCGTAAACGGCACACCTTGGTATGTGTATAAACTACCAAAGAATTGTACGGGCTTTGCGTACAAAAAAGTGAGAAAAACAACGCATCTATAGTGATATAATAATATATCAATGAACCAAGTGGAAACCAAAAGGAAAACAAAATGCCATTACTATTAGTAGCCGCCTTCCCTTCAGCAGCATCAAAAATTGCCATCGCTTGTATTGCAATTAAATTGGTTACTGCAACTACTGCTTACTACCAAATAAAGAAGAGGTAAAGACATGAAAATGTTTTATAACACTGGGTATGAACTTCTAAGTGAAATCAAAAAGCTTAAAGAAGTTTTCGGGACTATTGCTGAAAACTTGCAAGAAGAGTTAGATAAGGAAGAAGCACATGAAAAAGAAACACATGAGGAAGAAAACGAAAAAACACAAGAACAAAACCTTAAACCAATTGCTATTGTTTTAGCAATAATGACGGGTGTTGCAGCATATAAAGGAATTATGAAGTGATAACAACAGCAGCAATGTGTTTAGCACTTAATATGTTCTTTGAGGCTCGTAATGAACCACTCGAAGGACAACTACTAGTTGCAGAAGTAACTCTTAATCGAGTTACCTCTAAGCATTACCCAAACAACGTATGTGATGTTGTTTGGCAAAGAAAACAATTTAGCTGGACTCATGATGGTAAACATGATGACCCAACCAGAATGAACTACCTCGACAGAGTCTCTTGGGATCACATCCAAAAGGCGGCAATTGAAGTGTTAAAAAACTCAGAAAAAGTGTTGCCGGGAAGTAAGGCGACTCACTACCACGCAGACTATGTTAAACCCTATTGGGTTAAAGACATGAAATATATAGGCAAGGTTGGATCACATTTGTTCTATAAAAAGTGAGAAAATTAACGTGTCTATAATGAAGAAATTCAAAACCAAGAGGAGGCTCAAATGAGTGTATTTACGACAGAAGAAGCTGAAAGAGAGCTTTATGATGATATGGATCAACCCCTAGTTAAGTTTGTAATGAAACAATACTGGGACGATAAAATAGTTGAATGGAGTGATTGCAAGTCAGTATTAGACTATGTACTTACACCAGAAATACACCAAGATACTAAAGTAAGTTACTTAGTTGATTGGTTCCAGTATAACCCAGAAAAGGAGATTTGAAATGGGTACAGTAGTTGGAGTAATGGTGTTCTTTGTAGCACTCGCAGTAGTTGCTTGCATAGTTGAAGTAGCAATGGACCTTGGCTATATGAAAGCCTTAAATGATAAAATGGAAGGAAAATGGGATGAGTAATTATCTTATACATACAGTTAGTGTCTATAATCTAGACCTAGAGCTTTTATCTTTTAGAGAGTTTATTTCAAAAGAAAAAGCAGATGAGTACGCCAAAAATCTCAGATCACAACATTTTAAGCATGTTGGTAAGATTGGAGTTAAAACAAAAGAGGTTAACCATGCGTAAAAATAAAATGACTGAAGAGGAAATTTCAGAGCACATGAAGACTATTTCTTTTTCAAACCTTGTAAAAGAGATTAACGAAAAGTGGTCTCATACTTATATAGATGTCTCTAATGATGTAGACGAAGAAGCTACTATTATAGACGAACAGTGAGATCCAGTGAATCCATTTACTATAAGTGGATTCCGTGGATTTCATTGGAATCCTCCCTGTTGTGTAACTTGCCCTCTAGCTCTCCTCCCAGAGTTTAGAGGGTCTTTTAGACCACAGCGGTCTGTTTCGAAACTTAACCCAAGAGGTAAAACTATGACTATCAATTCTACAGTACACAAAGAATCCTGCGGCTACAATGACAATCTTCGCCGTGACGCCGTAAGCTTTGCAATTATGTGCGGAAACCAAAAAATTGCAGCAAAACGCTTCGGCGTTAGTGTAGGAAGTATTCACAATTGGCTTTGTGCGTTTGACTTCAACAACGAATATCACAGCGTAAAGATGCAGAAACGCCTTGAAGGTGTGTTTTCTAAATCTTACAAGAATGGTAATCGTGTTTATGACAACAACTTCCGCCTAAAGGTTGCAGACTTTGCAAACCGTTATAGCGTTAGTCACGCAGAACAAAAGTTTAAAGTGACAAAAGCAACTATTTACAAGTGGCTAAAAACTTTCAATATGGCAAACAGCTACTGGAATAAATAACTATATGGACCCTCTACCTTTCTTTTGGTAGGGGGTTTATAATAAGAATTTTTTTTTTTCAAAAATTATTTGAGGTCGAATGAATATAAAAACCGCAATTGTAGTACTAAGGGTAACACTTGCAATTTTGAAGGTCTACAATCAAAGAAAGAGGTAGTATAATTGGAAAATAAAACTATTCTGGACTGTTTAACAGAAGATCTAGAATATCGCCAATCTGCGTTAGACAAAAGACAATCAGCGAGTTTTTTAGATAAGATGGAGGCAAGAGACATTATAGAATTCTCTTATGCTCATATCTTAAAAGGACTAGAAAGAAAATCAACTCTTGTAGAGGTAGCAAGCAGCATTGGAAGGAGGCTGCGACAAAAGCTAAGACAAAAACAAAATAGTGTTTTAGACATTCAAGGTGGTTGGTTTGTAATGATCAGCTATATTGAGTTAGGGATACTAGGTTATCGCAAAAAACACACTTACCGAAATGGTAAAAAAGATAAACACAGATCATACTTTATTTATGCTAAAGACTGGAAAGCTATTAAAGAGCTTATGGATTTAGTTGATACAGAAAAGTGTGATATGTTTCCTGTAAACACTCCTGCTACACCTTGGGATGGTTCGGCTTATCACCCAACAACAGGTATCAGTGTAATTAAGAAAGGATACGAGGATGCTCTAAAGTATTTTGAAAATAATGACATGAGCTATATTGTTGATACCTTGAACAAGCTAAACAATACTGCTTGGGAAATAAATCCTAAAGTGTTTGAGGTATATAAACAGTGTATGCACAGCGAACAAAATCCCTTTAAGTTTACTAAAGAGATTGATCCAATCAAACAGGCGTCTTTAATCATCGAGGCGGAGGCTATCCAGAGGCTTGCAGAGAAGCACATAGGACAACCATTCTATCACTTGTATAACCTGGACTTCCGGGGTCGCATTTACCCTAACACAGCGTTCTTACACGAGCAGTCCAGTGACAATGCAAAGGGTATCCTGTTACTTCACGAACCAGTAGTTTTAGGTGAGTCAGGTTTGTACTGGCTTTGTGTTCACACCGCTAACTCTTGGGGTAACGACAAGGTTACTCTTGATGATCGAGTTAGTTGGGTTGAAGAAAACTGGGGATGGATTATTAATCAAGCAGAGAACCCCTTTGGCACTTGTGATTGGATGAAAGCAGATAAGCCTTTTAGTTTCTTAGCAGCTTGCTTTGAGATTAAGATGCTAGCAGATTGGTGTCGTCAAGGTAACTCAGAAGAAGACTTCCCTAGCTGTTTACCCGTGTATATCGATGGCTCTAATAACGGCGTTCAACACCTTGTGGCAATGTCTCAAGACGATGAGGTTGCGCCCCTTGTTAACTTAGTTCCTCAAGAACTCCCCGGCGATGTCTATATGTTTATTGCCAATAAAACCTGGGAAAATCTTGAAAAAAGAAAAGCTAAGCTTGATGCTCCTACAATTAACAAGTTTAACGATGTTTTCCAAACCGCTGTTAAACTCCAAAGAGACTATCAGGAAGCCCCTGATAAATCAGAGCGTAAAGCCTTGGCCTTTCAAGCTGCTCAAACATGGCGCAATCAAAATCGTGATCTAAGAGAAAAACTTTTCCCTGTTTATTGGACTAATATCCAAGATAAGAAGATCCAACGTAAAACAGTAAAACGAAATGTTATGACTCTTGGCTATGGTGGTACGGCTTACGGTATGGGGCAACAGGTAATAGAAGACACAAGGGATATCTCGCCCTATCTAAGGGACAAAGAACATCTCTGGGGCGCTCTCCTTGGCTCTCTGGTATATCAGACCTGTTATGAGGAGCTTAAAGGTCCAGCCCGTATGTTGCGTTTGTTTCAGACTTTAGCAGAAAGAGCAAACGAAAAGAAAGTATACTTAAGCTGGATATCACCAATCACTAATTTTCCTGTATGTCAAGCCTATAGGAAACCAACGACTAAACGCACTGAGCTTAAGTATGGTGATGAAATACTTAAAGTGCAATTACAAGTGTGGGAAGAAACTACAGTAAATGAGAGCAAACAAAAAACAGGTGCTGCACCTAATATTGTTCATAGTCTCGATGCTGTTCACTTGACAATGTGTATACACGATGCAGACTATACAACTACTGTTGTGCATGATTCCTTTGGGTGTCATGCTGGTAATATGTCTAATATGTTTATGCACGTAAGACAGAAGTTTGTAGATCTCTATAAGGCAGAGCCTTTAGAGGACATTCTACAACAGTTAAATGCAACCGACTTATCACCCCCGAAAGGAACACTAAATGTCGAGTCAGTACTTAAATCAGATTTTGCCTTTGCTTGACGAAGGTAGTGTAATCCAAATTTACAGTGAAGAGTTTGGAATACTTAAAGCGACTGTTGTAAATACCGCTATGCACAGTATCGGTGTCATAATTTCAGAAACAAAAGAAGAGGCACAACACTATGCCGAATTTTACGATGATGATGACGAATTTACTTATAAACTTGTGGCTTAAAATACCTGACGTTAAAGAACAATACTGTTCAAACTAACTAACCCTTATATATCCAAGAGGAAATAATCATGGCTATTCTTAAAAATGTAGAACTATTCTTTGCTAAACTTGACCCAAAGAAACCTAATGCAACCTTTGACACTGAAAACCCAACTTGGGAAGTACAAATTCGTACCCGTGATAAAGCTGTTGCTAAAAGCTGGAAAGATATTCACCTAAATGTTCGTCCCGATGAGGATGATGGTGGTGTCTTTTATAAAGCTAATCTCAAAAAGAAATCAAAAAAACGGGATGGCACCCCCCAAAACCCAGTAAACTTGGTTGGCGGTAATCTTGCTGCAATTGATCCAAGTACACTGGGTAACGGTTCTATTGGTAATGTTCGTATTTATCAGTATGAGTACAATGTTGCTGGACGAACAGGTACAGCCTCTATGCTTATGGACGTTCAAGTAACAACTCTCCGTGAGTATACCCCAAAGCCCCGTGAAGATGCTTTTGAAATGACGGAGATGGAAGTCATTAAAGTAGCCGACAATCAACAGATCGATGTAGAAGATTTTGCAGAAGACGATCTAGACTTTTAAAAACAACACCTGAGTAAGTGTATAAACTGCTCATAATAATCAAATTCGTCAGCAATAGAGGTAATAATGAAACTTTCTAAAAGAAGCATAATCTCAGGTAAGATTAATGAGATGGA